GACATCATATTTGAAGGTGATGGACAAGATGCACATGAGGCAACACTTACAATTGCAGATGGTTTAAGTGGTGATGTCACAGTAACTTTACCTGGAGCAACAGACACACTAGTTGGTAAAGCAACTACAGACACACTTACTAATAAAACACTAACAAGTCCTGTATTAAATTCAGGAGTTTCTGGTACTGCAATTAAAGACGAAGATACCATGTCGTCTAATAGTGCAACTCATCTAGCAACTCAACAATCAATTAAAGCATATGTTGATACTGAAATAGGCAACATTAGCCAAACAAGTATAACACAAGGCAACAGCAATGTTACTGTGGCAGACAGTGGCACAGGTAATGTAACTATAGAAGTTGATGGCACTGACAGAATAACAACAGTAGCCGCAACTACAACCACAGCAACAGGACACAGTATTGTGCTTGGTGCAGCAAGCACCAGTGCAGGTGGTAGTATTAAGTTTCTTGAAGGCACAGATAATGGTACTAATGGAGTTACGCTACAAGGTGCAGCAAGCACAGCAGATGTAACAGTTCTACTTCCTGCTGCAGCAGACACACTAGTAGGCAAAGCAACCACAGACACACTAACAAATAAATCTATTGATCTTGCAAATAACACACTCACAGGTTCACTTGCAGAATTCAATAGTGCATTACAATCAGAAAGTTTTGTTTCATTAACAGGTAGTGAAACATTAACAAATAAAACTTTAACCACACCAACATTGACTACACCTATAGCAAACGCTGGCATTCAACTTAAGAATGGTGCTACCAGCGCAGGTTTTTTAGAATTTTTTGAGGATACCGATAACGGTACAAATAAAGTTACACTTATTGGACCTGCAAGTACTGCAGATGTAACTTTAACATTGCCAGCAGTAGCAGGCACAGTAATTACAACAGCAAACAGTGACGCTGCTACTACAACTACAAGTACAAGTGATGTAGACTTTGTTCTTGTAGATGATGGCGGTGTAATGAAAAAAATCACTCTTGCAAACTTAGGCATTACGGGGGACTTAGGTTACACAAATAGTAGTTTCTTTGATATACCCGGAAGTCTAGCAAACTTTGATGCTGCTAAGGCTACATCATCTAGTGGTCTTAATACAGGAAGTGCAGAAAGTGGACTTACTGATAATGCGTTAGATGCTTTTGGAATAAAATTAGCAGACTTTGATGCATATGATTTTAATGAACCAAAGTTTGCACTTAAAACACATGACTTAGGTAGCGGAGAGGATCACGTAGGCGCATAAATAGTGTAACGTGTTAGGGAGTATAGAATGCCATCAGTATTACAATTAAGACGAGGAACTACTAGTCAAAACAATGCGTTTACAGGTGCAATTGGTGAACTCAGTTATGATACTACTGTAGATACAATTAGAGTACATGATGGTAGTACTGCTGGCGGCTTTGCATTGAGTACAGATGCAGGCACAGCCACACTTACTAATAAGACCCTTACTAGTCCTATTATTAACACAGGAACTTTTGGAACTTCTATTCTTCCTGTGAGTGCTGACGGTACAACACTAGGTTCTGCTACAAAAGAATTTTCAGATTTATTTCTTGCAGATGGTGGCACAATACAACTAGGCAATGACCAAGATGTGACAATTACGCATGTTGCAGACACAGGTATTCTACTCAATGGTTCAAGTAAAATACAGTTTACTAATGCTGCAGAAAGTATTCATTCAGATGGTTCTAAACTAATTTTAACATCTAATAGTGTTGCATTTAGTTTACCAACTGCAGACGGTTCTGCAGGACAAGCAATGGTTACAGATGCTAGTGGTAACTTATCATTTGCAGCAGCAGGCGCAACAATTAGTGCTGATACTAGTACAAACACTGACTTCTTAGTTTACTTTGCAGCCACAACTAGTGGTGCTTTAACTGCAGTAAAACAAGACAGTGGATTAACTTACAATCCAAGTACTGGCATTATTAAAACTGCAGGTCTTATAGTTGCAGACGCTGGAACTATTGGTTCTGCCAGCGATACTAATGCAATAGCAATTGGTTCAGACGGTGATGTCACACTTACACAAGATCTAGAACTACAACATGACGGTGCTACAATTAGTTTTGGCGCCAATGATGATGTTGTTCTTACTCATGTAGCAGATACAGGACTAACACTAAGCGTTCCAGCAACCGCAGATAATAGTTTTCCAACATTAAATTTAAGTGCAGGTGATAATGATATTGCTATAAATGACGTACTTGGAGAAATTAGTTTTCAGGCACCTGCAGAAGGTTCTGGTCAAGATGCTATATTAGTAGCAGCAGGTATTGCTGCGGTGTCAGAAGGCGACTTTTCTACATCTAATAACGCAACTAAACTAGTGTTTAAAACAGCAGCCACCGCAACCGCAGCAGAAACAGCCGCACTTAGTAGTATTGGAGACTTTAGTGTAGCAGGTGATTTAGTAATTAAAGATGGTGGACTTATTGGAAGTGCCAGTGACTTAGATGCCATTGCAATAGCAAGTGATGGTGTTGTTACATTTAGCCAAGCAATAACTGGTCAGGCATCAAGCGCATTATACGCTGACTTGGCAGAGATGTATGACAGTGATGAAACTATACCAGAAGGCACAGTTGTTATGTTTGCTGGTGAAGGCAAACTAAAAGCATGTGATGTAGCAGCATGTACTAAAGTAGCAGGCATTGTTAGTACTGATCCAGCATATCTAATGAACAGTTCGCAGGAAGGTGTTGCACTTGCACTAGCAGGGCGTGTACCTTGTAAAGTTATAGGGCCTGTAGAAGCAGGTGATATGATGATTAGTGCTGGTAACGGTATGGCAAAAGCGTTTGATGCAGATGTTGGATCTCCAGCATTGGGAACTGTTATAGGCAAAGCAATTGAAGATCACGTTGCTGATGAAAATACTTCAGGTGTTATTGAAGTATTAGCAATGATGATGTAATCAATTACACATTAAGTTTTCTATAGTTTTAATCTTAGTTATAATTTCATCAATTTGAAAGGTAGTGAACACCCCAGGATGTAGTGGTTTGGGCCAACTATCTAGTTTGCTCCAAGCATATCCTTTGTGTTCATCATTAAGTTTAGGTACAAATTCTTCTTCTACAACGCAAACGTATGTGCTATATGAAAAATTATTTTTACTATTTGTAAATTTTTCTACTGGAACAGTTTTGAGGACAAGTGGTATATAACCTATTTCTTCTTGTATCTCACGCTGTAGTGCGCCATATTCTGTTTCATTTTTTTCAACTTTACCCCCAACAAACGCCCACATGCTATTATACCGCGCTCCATTGCGCAGTACAAACATATATCTACTAGTAGATTTACTTAAAAATAAGGCTCCAACACTTGCGTTAGATAACAAGACTCCAGTCGCCTGCTCGATATTCGCCTTCATAGGATTTAACCCATTCGCTTCCTGTATACTTGTATTGTATACTAGTGTTACTATTTGTCAAATAGTGAACACCTTGTTCTGAACTACTATCAAATGCTACTTGCCAGTCATTGCCATTGTATTCAATAATATCATTTGCTTCTGCTACCAAACTACCCCAAGCATCAGGACCATCTGTGTTACTTGCATTGCCTATAGCATTGAGTATAAGGTAGCGTTGACCTTGTGCTGCTGTTGCAAGTCCTGCATCAGGTGCATTGCGAAGAGGATTAATAATTTTTGTAATTGCAGGTAGATCGTTTGTTGGTATTGTATCACTTTGTACAGTAAATAGTAACCTATGTGGATCACTTGGATGAAAAGCCACAGTGCCAATTATTTCCGCACTACCGCCTGTTTCCAAACGTATTTGACTAAGTCCAGGTTGCAATTCTCCATATTGATTAATAAGTGCAGCCCAACTAATATCATCTGTACCTACTTTTGTTGGAGGATCATTTAGTGGTGTATAGTCAACTTTGTTTGTGGTTGTTTCGCTACGATCCAATATTTGTATTGTGTTACCCAATACAATTATACCAAAGTTCATTGGCGTAAATTTCATACGCTCACCTAGTAGTATTTGTCCATCAATAACGCCATCTGCAATACCGCCTTGGTCATCAAATATACTTGCAACAATCTTGTTAATGACACCAAGTTTTTTAACTTTGGCAGGCGCACTAAGATAGATAGGAACTGTAAACTGTAGTGTTGCAATGTCAATTTGTTCATCAACTCCAACCGGAACACTTCTACTACTAAATTGTACATTTGCAAGTTCAATATAACTTAAACTTGTCCAGTCTAAATAGTTGTCAGTGCTTTGTATTTCAAGTGCAGGATTGAACAAAACAAGTATTTGTTCCAGCAATTGTAGTTTTTGGTTAGTATTACTAGTCCAAATATCTACATTCATTTGTAGTGTATAAGGTACAGGCATCATGCGTTCTATTGTAAATGCATTGCCCTGTTGTGTAGTATATTCGTTTGTGTTAGGATCAAATTTGCGCATACGAATATGTTTTTTATCTATAAAACTAGGATCCTGTCTACGTTCTGCGTTATACTCTAAACCACCTATATAGCAACTAATCATAGGAGTAGGTATAATTTTGTTCTCACTGTTTTCACGAATAATACTACTAACCATACGAGTACTATCACCATACTTAACTGGTACAGTTGTAAGTGTAATATTGCCTGTGCGATCCTTGCCATACTCAACCTGAAAGTTGCTAAACGCACGAATAAACTGCAATAGAAAACGTCTTATCTGTTCATCATAAAAGAATTGTTGTGGCATTAATCTTCTCTAGGTTTAAGTGCATCACTAAGTGACTGTCTACTTGTTGCAGTAGTATTATCGTCTGCAGTAAACGTACTTGTGTTATTGATAAATCCGTCTCGTTGTGTATTTCCTGTACCTGGTGTAAGTTTACTGCGTACATCATCTTCTACTTTTATAAAACGAGATCCACTAAATCTAAATAATCTATTTGGCAAGAAATCTAAACGCAACACATAATCTCCTTCTTGTGCATCTGATGGAAAACTTGTGCCCATACTAATTGGTTCACCATTAGGTGCTAGTCCATCGCCTACTAGATATCCACTATAGGCGTTTGCGTTTTGTGGTGTAATACGTCTCGCATCTGCAGTTGCGTCTGTGTTATCTGCATTTAGAGCTGTGTTATCTGCATTGACTCCCTTTGGCTCAAGAGGGTTACCTGTGGGGTCTGTAGGTACAATATAGTACTGGCTTGTGTCGTAACCGCTCTCAGGTACTTCTTTTTCAGCAGCAGCAACAACTTTATTTGTTATTTCTAGTTCTTTATTATAGGTACTTAGCAAGTCACGAAGTGTACTTTCAGTTGGATTTCCGTCTGCATCTTCTTGTATTATGTTAAGTATATCATTGTATTC